TGTTCGAGTACAATCAAGAAGAATTCGAAACTGGTGTACGAGATCTCGATTCTATTCAAGAGAGATTCTCTACTCAGACTGTTATCAGTCTTTCATCTGGTTCAGGTGACTTTATACCTGGTGAGACAGTCACACAGGATACTGGTTTGACATACGATACAACTGTTGGTGGTGTAACAACTACTAATACTCTATACGTTACTGCCGAAGTTGCAGAATATACTCTAGATCCGTCTGGCAATTCAGCGACATTGAAAGTTGTGGCAGTCACATCATCTGATGGATCAGACCGTATGTTCAGCGCAGACTTAACAAGACGTATTGTTGGTACTGACTCAGCAGCTTCTTGGATTATTAGCGCAGCAGATATAGACGATGGATTATCGAATGACGTTTATGCAGATAATTCAGATTTTGAAGTTGAAGGAGAGTCAATCATTGACTTCTCAGAATCCAATCCATTTGGAGAACCGTAATGTTTGGTGATCATTTTTATCACGCATCTATACGCAGAATGGTGTCAGCATTTGGCACACTATTCAATAATCTTGAAGTAAAGAAGAAAGATGCAAATGACAAAATACTTCAGACTATTAAAGTACCTCTAGCCTATGGTCCACGTCAAAAGTTCTTGGCACGTGTTACCGAGAGAACATCGCTAGATGATACTAAACTAGCAATCAAATTACCTCGTATGTCCTTTGAGATTACATTCTTGCAGTATGATTCATCTATTGCAACATCAAAGAACAACGTAATTAAAGTTCAAGATCCAGACGATTCAACTAAGTATAAGACTATTCGTGGTCCTATTCCATATCGTATTGGATTACAATTAAATATTATTGCGAAGAATCAGGATGATGCCTTACAGATCTTAGAACAGATCCTTCCTTATTTCCAGCCAGATTATACTATTACTGTTAATGATGTTCCTGAGATGAATGTCAAATCAGATGTACCTATTACCCTTCAGAGTGTTGCAATGAACGATGACTATGAAGGTGATTTTGAAACCCGTCGTGCGATTGTCTATACATTAGATTTTGAAGCACGCGTTAAGTTCTATACAGGAGTCGGTAGCCAAGGCATGATCCTTACTACTGCGGTTGATATGAATGTTGATAATGCTGAAACTTATGGCTTTATTGAAGAGGTTGTTGCAGAAGGTGACTCCTCAACACTATCAACGGAGACTGGTATAGATACTACTGATGACAACCAAATTACACCATGAGGTAGATTATGAGCAAGGATGATATAGAAGACGATTATGATTTTGCAAGATCGCAGTATTATAATCTAGCTGACAAGGGTCAAGAAGCAATTGATCTTATGTTAGAACTGGCTAGAGAGTCTGAGCATCCCCGTGCCTTTGAAGTTTTGTCAAATATGTTAAAACAAAACGCCGAAATTGCAGACAAGTTAATGGCTCTGCAAAAACAAAAGAAAGACGTTAAAAAGGCAGATAATCCGGCTCTTCCAAATAACATGACGCAGAATAACGTATATCTAGGAACTACTTCAGATGTACAGCGAATGTTACAGAATAAAATGAAAGAGTTAGAGATAGATGCCGATAATCAATAATACCGAAGGCTACTTAGGTAATCCTAACGTTAAGCGTGACGGTGTCCAACAACAATGGACACAAGATCAGATTAACGAATATGCAAGATGCATGAAAGATCCTGCGTATTTTGCTAAGAAGTATCTCAAAGTTATTCATCTAGATAAGGGTCTAGTTCCGTTTGACCTGTATCCATATCAGGAGAAGATGTTTCAACACTTTGGTGAAAATAGATTTTCGATCGTATTGGCATGTCGTCAGTCCGGTAAATCTATTTCCTCGGTAGCATATCTCTTGTGGTTTGCATTATTTAATCCAGAGAAAACAATTGCAGTACTAGCAAACAAAGGTGCAACAGCTCGTGAGATGCTTGCTCGTATCACACTCATGCTTGAGAATACACCTTTCTTCCTTCAACCAGGTTGTAAGTCCTTAAATAAGGGTTCGATTGAGTTTAGTAATAATAGCCGCATTATCGCTTCCGCTACTTCTGGATCCTCCATCCGTGGTATGTCTGTCAACCTCCTATACTTGGACGAGTTCGCATTCGTCGAAAACGACGCAGAGTTCTACACTTCCACTTACCCGGTGGTGTCTTCAGGTAAAGAAACAAAAGTAATTGTAACTTCTACTGCCAATGGTATTGGTAACATGTTCCATAAAATATGGGAAGGTGCAGTACAAGGTACAAATGATTTTAAACCATTCAGAGTTGATTGGTGGGACGTTCCAGGCCGAGATGAAGAATGGAAGAAGCAGACAATTGCAAATACATCAGAATTGCAGTTTAACCAAGAATTTGGTAATACATTCCATGGAACAGGCAATACTCTGATCTCAGCTGATGTGCTGCTATCGCTTCAAGCGGGGACACCTATATACACCCAGAACGGTGTTAAAGTTTACGACAGGCCTGAAGAAGACCACAAATACATGATATTTGTAGACGTCGCGAAGGGTCGAGGGATGGATTATTCTACGTTTAACGTAATCGATGTTAGCGTAAAGCCTTTCAAACAGGTCGCTGTATATCGCGATAACCTTATATCTCCATTGCTCTTACCTGATATTATCTATAAGTATGCGAAAACCTACAATGAAGCATTTGTGATAATTGAGTCAAATGATCAAGGATCTGTGGTATGTAATGGTTTATATTACGATTTAGAATATGAGAATGTATTTGTAGAATCAATGGTGAAAGCTAACTCTGTTGGTGTCACCATGACAAAGAAAGTTAAAAGAATCGGTTGTTCTAATATTAAAGATTTAGTTGAACAACACGAAATAAACATTGTAGACTCTGATACTATTATTGAGATGTCTACGTTTGTGGCAAAAGGGCAATCATATGAGGCATCCGATAACAACCATGATGATCTGATGATGAACTTGGTGTTATTTGGATGGTTCACAGCCACACCATTCTTTAGTGAAATGACTGATGTAGATCTAAAGAATATGTTATATGCAGAGAAAGTAAAACAAATTGAAGATGATTTACTACCATTTGGTGTAGTAAGCGGACAAAACGATGTTGATGCACCTGAAACGTTTGTAGAAGGTGGTGATGTCTGGACAGTGCAAGGAAGCACAGACTTGTTCTAGGTTTTTAATTATTTATAAATAGTTATATTGAAAAAAACCGTATTATGATATCACAACTCGTTTAATGTACAATAATCTATAGGGGATTAAAAATGGCTTTTCAAGTATCACCTGGAGTCCAGGTCAGAGAAATTGACCTGACTAATGTCGTCCCTGCTGTATCGACTTCTGTAGGAGCCTTTGTTGGTAACTTCAGATGGGGTCCGGTTCAGGAAGCGACTACTATCACTTCAGAGAAAGACTTAGCTAATCAGTTCGGAGTTCCAACTGCTACTGCAGCTGTTGACTTCTTTACTGCCGCTTACTTTCTGAAGTATGGTAATAATTTACAGGTCGTACGTGAAATTACTTCTGCGGCTCGCAACGCAAATACTGACGATGCGACTACTGCTACAGTTGTTAAAAATCGCGACGACTATGACAATCAAACATTCAGTTCTACTGTCACACTTACTGTTGATGGTCCTCACACAATCGGCGATACGTCTATTGATGTGACAGACGCTTCAAACGTAACTGTTGGTGACGTAGTATCTGGTACTGGTATTGCTGCTGGTTCTGTAATCAACACAATTGCTGGTAATACTATCACATTAGATAACGCAATCACAGGTAACCTTGCTGATGCAGATTCGTTGTCTGTTGCAGTTAATAAAGGTCGCTGGATTGCTAAATATCCAGGTGCTCTTGGTAACTCATTAGCAGTTTCCATTTGTACACAGACTACTACTAATGCGGCATTTACTGCTTGGTCTTATAAGTCCAACTTTACTGCTGCTCCTGGTACTTCTGACTATGTTTCAAACCAAGGCGGTGCAAACGATGAAATTCATATCGTTGTAATCGACGAAGATGGTGCATGGACAGGTACTGCTGGTACTATTCTAGAAACATTCGCATTTGCTTCTCAAGCTTCAGATGCTAAGACAAATGATGGTGCTTCTAACTACTACAAAGATGTAATCAACAATCAATCACAATACATCTGGTGGGGTAATCATCCATCTGAGATGACAAATGCTGGTAGTGATTCAACTACTGCTTTTGCTAACTCAGTATCTGGTGGTAACACAACTATTGATGATTCATTGGTTGGTGGCGCTGACTCAGGTTCATTAGGAACTTCTGAGATCGCTACTGGTTATGATCTATTTGAAGATGCAGAGACTATCGACATTTCATTGTTGATCATGCCTTCTGTTAGTTCTTCAAACGCAACTACTGTTGCAAATGATCTTATCTCAATCGCTGAAGGTCGTAAGGATTGTGTGGCATTTGTTTCACCTGCTACTACAACTACTACTAACTCAACTACACCTAAAGCCGACGTAATCACTTGGGCTGATACTCTTACTTCATCTTCTTATGCAGTAATTGATTCAACAGCTCTTAAAGTTTATGATAAGTATAACGATCAGTATATTAACATTCCTGCTTCATCTTCGATGGCTGGTCTATGTGCTAATACTGATTCAGTTGCGGACGCATGGTTCTCACCTGCTGGTTACTCAAGAGGTCAATTACTTGGTGTAACTAAGATTGCATTCAATCCTAAGAAAGCAGAACGTGATGAATTATACTTGTCTCGCGTTAACCCAATCGTTACTTTCCCTGGTGAAGGTACTATCCTATTTGGTGACAAGACTGCACAAGCTAAACCTTCTGCATTCGATCGTATCAACGTTCGTCGTCTATTCATCGTATTGGAAAAAGCAATTTCTACAGCTGCTAAATATCAGTTGTTCGAGTTTAACGATGAGTTCACAAGAGCAATGTTCCGTAACATGGTAGAGCCGTTCCTAAGAGAAGTCAAAGGTCGTCGTGGTATTACTGACTTCCAGGTTGTTTGTGACACTACTAACAACACAGGACAGGTTATTGATGCTAACGAATTCGTTGCTGATATCTACATCAAGCCGGCTCGTTCTATTAACTTTATTTCGCTTAACTTCATCGCTACAAGAACTGGCGTTGAATTCAGTGAAATTATCGGTCAATAAGGAGTGAACAATGGCAATTCTTGGCGTAGATGATTTTAAAGCGAAGCTTTCTGGTGGTGGCGCACGTTCCAACCTCTTTAAAGCTACTATTAACTTTCCTGCTTATGCAGGTGGTGACGTTGAATTAACATCGTTCATGTGTAAGGCTGCTCAATTGCCTTCATCTGTAATCAATCCTATCCCGGTACCTTTCCGTGGTAGACAGTTACAGATTGCTGGTGATAGAACATTCGAACCATGGACTATTACTGTTATTAACGACACTAACTTTGCTGCTCGTAATGCATTTGAGCGTTGGATGAATGGTATCAACCAACACAATAACAATACTGGTTTGACTAATCCTGCGGATTACCAAGCTGATATGGTTGTTGAACAACTCAATAAAGCCGGCGAAGTAATTAAGCGTTACGATTTCCGCGGTACTTTCCCAACTAATGTGGCTGCGATCGAAGTATCTTACGATAGTGAGAACCAGATCGAAGAGTTCACGGTTGAGTTACAAGTACAATACTGGGAGTCAAATACGACCTCTTAAGTCGTATATAAATAAAGGTACTGGGGGAGAATCATCTCCCCCTTATCTAAACGGAGTTTAATCGAATGGCAGAATTATTTGGTTTTGAAATAAAGCGTAAGAACGATAAAGACGAAGAAAAGAAGTTATCGTTTGTTGCGCCACAAGAAGATGATAGTGCCGGATATGTGGTCAATGCTGGTGGATATTTCGGCCAGTACGTAGATCTAGACGGAGGTACGGCGAAGAACGATGCTGATCTAATCATGAAGTATCGTGATATTGCTATGCAACCTGAATGTGATGCTGCTATCGAAGATATTATTAATGAGGCTGTTGTATCTGATGAAGATTCAGCACCTGTCAATCTTGTTCTAGATGACCTAGAACAACCAGATCGTATTAAGAAGTTAATGCAAGAAGAGTTTGATCATATTATCAAACTACTTAACTTCAACTGGACTGGTCATGATACCTTTAGAAAATGGTATATTGACGGTCGACTATATTTTCATAAGATCATTGATGAGAAGAATCCAAAGCGTGGTATGTTGGAGCTTCGACCAATTGATCCTACAAAGATTCGTAAAGTAAGAGAAGTAATAGAAGAAAAAGATCCAAAGACTGGAGCTAAACTTGTTAAAGAAGTAAAAGAATATTACATCTACCAAGATAAGAATATGTCTAAGTCTAATCAAGGACTTAAGATTGCAAAGGATTCTATCTGTTATATTACATCAGGTGTATTAGATCCAAGTCGTAAACGCGTACTATCTTACTTACAAAAAGCGTTAAAACCTGCAAACCAGCTACGTATGATGGAAGACTCAATGGTAATCTATCGTATGTCTCGTGCGCCGGAAAGAAGAATATTTTACATTGATGTTGGTAACTTACCAAGAGGTAAGGCAGAAGAATATCTGCGTAATATCATGGGTAAATATAGAAACAAATTAGTATATGATGCTAACACCGGAGAAATGAAGGATGACCGTAAACACATGTCCATGCTTGAAGACTTCTGGTTACCGCGTCGAGAAGGTGGTAGAGGTACAGAGATTACGACCTTACCAGGAGGAGAAAACCTCGGCCAGATCGATGATATCGTATACTTCCAAAAGAAACTTTACAAGTCGCTCAACGTTCCTGTTAATCGCTTAGAACAAGAAGCACAGTTTAGTTTAGGTCGTTCATCTGAGATTACTCGTGATGAACTTAAATTCCAGAAGTTCCTTGGCAGATTGCGTAAGAAGTTCTCTACGCTGTTCATTGATCTTCTGAAAACTCAGTTGATTCTAAAAGGTATCGTGACTGAAGAAGAATGGAAAGAGTTCTCTCAAGATATTGCAGTTGATTATATCAAAGATACTCATTTCTCAGAGCTTAAAGATTCAGAGATTCTTCGTGAACGTCTTGGTACACTAAGAGAAATGGATGAATATGTTGGTAAATACTACTCAGCCGAATGGGTACGTAAGAACGTATTGATGCAAACTGATGAAGATATCGAAGAAATCGATAAACAAATCGAAGCCGAAGGTCCTCCTGAAGGCGAAGAAGATGAAGAATTTTAATTCTTAAAAACTAAAAACGTATAAATATTTTGTGAAGAGGAATAAAGAATGGAAAATGTAACTGTAAATGATTTAGTCGGTGCATTAAATACCGGCAACAAAGCAGATGCAAACGCGATGTTTAACTCTATGATGAGTGATCGTATTAACGATGCACTTGATGATAAAAGAATTGCTGTTGCTCAAGCTATGGGTGGTGCGCAAGTAGAAGAACCTGCTGAGATGGAAATGGAAGCAGAACTTGCAGCTGAACCTGAGTTTGACGACGACGTAACTTTAGAGGCAGAAGATGATAACATTCAGGCAGTTTCAGACGAGGTTGAATGAAGCCTTTCGTCCGCCAGCTGGTGAGAAAGTAGTCAAGACCTTTAAAGTCGGTAAAAGGAAAAAATACGAAGCGGTTATCACTAAGAAGGGTAGCAGCTTTACTGCATATATTGATGGCGATAAATTAGACGTCTTCAAGAATGCTAAAGAGGCTGAGAAAGCAGCTTCAGAATTTACAGATTTAATGGGAAAGTAGCATGAAGTTAATTACTGAATACGTAGAAAACGATCTTCAATACATTACTGAAGCCAAAGATAAGAATGGCAAGAAGCAGTATATGATCGAAGGTGTATTCATGCAAGCTGACCAAAAGAATCGTAACGGTCGTGTTTACCCGAAAGCTGTTATGGAAGGCGCGGTAGACAAATACGTTACTGAACAAGTTTCTAAGGGTAGAGCTGTTGGGGAACTGAATCACCCAGATGGTCCTACAATCAACTTAGATAAAGTATCTCACAAAATTACTGAACTTAAATGGGAAGGTAATGATGTTGTGGGTAAGGCACAAATTCTAAACACTCCTATGGGTCAAATCGTTGAAGGTTTGATGGATGGTGGTGTAAGACTTGGTGTCTCTAGTCGTGGTATGGGTAGTCTTGTGAATAAAGGCGGTGTTAACTATGTCAATAAAGACTTTCAGTTAGCTACTGTTGATATCGTTCAAGATCCTTCGGCTCCGGGTGCTTTTGTAGACGGAATCATGGAAGGAGTTGAATGGATTTGGGATAACGGTATCCTAAAAGCACAAGAAATTGAACAGTTCGAGACTGAGATCAAGAGAGCTCCATCTAACCGCTTAGCGGAAACACAGATGAAGATCTTTAAGGATTTCCTCTCTAAACTTTAACTCGTTAAGGAGTATATTAACATGTCAGATAATTTAAATCAAGACATTGACATGGATCTCCAGGATGAACTCGTTGAAGATTCAGTTGAAGTTTCAAGCGAGGAACTGGAAGAAGCAAAAGATCAAGCTGAAGTTCCAAAGGCAAACAAAGTAGTGCCTAAGGAAGTTGACGGTGCGAAAGCTGCTGCTGACGTTGCAGGCGACATTAAAAAGTCTGCTCCATCACAAGCAACTCCACCTAAGACAAAAGCTGGTATGATCAACGCTATGTCCATGAAAATGCACAAGATGAAGAAAGAAGAGCTTACTGCTGCATACAATGCTATGCACAAAGAAGGCTATGAAGCAGATGACGAAGCTATCGCTGAAGGTACTTTTGATGAAGATCTTAAAGCACTAGTTGATTCAGAAGCAACTCT